AACGTAGTGCGCTTTGCCCTAGATGAGACTTTCCTACGTGCCGATACTGCAGCTCGTTTAGATGCAATAGAGAAAATGCTTAATCTAGGTTTAATAGATTTACAAACTGCTCAGAGTATGGAACAACTAAGCCCAATGGGCCTTAATGGAGGGAACGGCACTAATGATATTAACGTTTAGTGGAGTAGTACAAGCTGTAGATAGTGGAGAGCGCCGCATTATCGCTGGCAAAATTGCTCCTTATGGCGAAGTCGGGAACACAAGTGCAGGCCGCGTTGTGTTTGCCCCTAATTCAATTAGCGCAGAAAATCCTAATAAAATTAAACTTTTAATGTCTCACGATAATACAAAGCCTGTAGGACGTATGAAAAGTATTAACAGTACAAGCGATGGTTTATACGCGAGCTTTAAGATTAGCTCAAGTATGCCGGGTGACACGGCAATTTTGCTAGCCCAGGAACAGTTAATGGACGGCCTATCCGTTGGTGTGGAAGTTACCGCATCAGAGCCTAAAGATAACTACCTCCTGGTCACCGCTGCTACCTTACGCGAGGTATCACTTGTAGAGAGCGCCGCATTTTCTAGCGCTGCGGTGCAAAGTATTGCAGCAGCTGTAGGCGATATGCCAGTAACGCCAGTAGAAGCAGCATCAACTAAAGTTACAACAACTAACACAGTAATAAACTCAACAACAACCGAAACCGAAACCGAAACAGAAAGCGAGGCCGCTGTGACTACAGCCCCCGAAGAAAACGCACCTGAGGCAACAGATGCCTTAGAGCAGGCTGCACCTACAGTAGAGGCAGCTCGTAAAATCATTATGCCAAGTGCATTAAACTCACAAAGAGTACGCCACGATATTACGTCTATGGGCGCGTACACAGCACGTAAAGTAAAAGCATCACTAGGCGATGAAGAATCACGCCTTTTTGTTACTGCAGCCGATGATTTCTCATCTGCAGGTTTAGGCTTTACACCTACTCAATATTTACAGTCAATCGTATCCACACAGGGTAATTTTGGCCGTCCAGCTTTTGAGTGCGTTGACCGCCAAACCGTGCCAGCTAGCGGTATGACTATCAACCGTCCTAAGTTTACAACTTACCCAACGGTAACAGTTGAAGCTGAAGGTGGAGCAGTATCTAATACCGATGCTGTCTCAGAATATTTAACTTCAAGTATTTCCAAGTACAGTGGAATGCAAACGCTCTCGATTGAGCTACTTGAGAGGTCTGACCCTGGCTTTTATGATGCCATTACTAACGAGTTAACAAATAACTATCTCAAGGTAACCGATGCTGCAGTAATTGCAGCTCTTACAGCTGGCGGTACACAAGCTACAGCTGTAGCAGCTACATCAGCTGGCATCATTTCATACATCTCAACAGAGGCACCACTTGCTTACACAAACTCAAGCTATTTTGCTAAGAATTACCTAGCAGGAAGCTCACAATGGAGCTTGCTACTTGGGGCTACAGATTCAACTGGGCGCCCAATTTATTCAGCGGCTAACCCAATGAATAACGGCGGCAACGCTGCAACTACTAGCGCTAAGGGCAACGTTATGGGCTTAGACCTATTTGTTGACCGTAACGTTGTGTCAACAACTATTGACGAGTCAGCGTTTATTATTGCGCCTGAAGCGTTCACAGTTTTTGAGTCACCAACTGCTTATATGTCAGTTAACGTTGTATCTAATCTTCAGGTACAAATCGCTATCTACGGTTATATGGCCACTATGGTTAATATCGCCGGTGGTATCCGCCGCTTTAACCTAACATAATAAAAACCCACTAATAGTTTGGTAGGTCTCTTAGCCCTTTGAGACCTACCAAACCTAAGTAAGTAAGGAGTATAAAAATGCCAGCCACTTATGTAACCGCTGCGACATTAAAGGCATCTTTAGGTGTCGGTACTCTTTATGATTCTTATACCTGGATAGAGGATACGTGCCAAGCCGCACAAGATTTAATTAACGGCTTTTTGTGGTTTGATAATGCGCCAGTAGTAGGTACTGCGTTAGTAAATAATGTTGCTACGGTGATGGTGGCTAACCCAGGCATCTTTACTGTTGGCGAGTCCGTTACGGTTGCCGGGGCAGGTTCAACTTTTAACGGTACTTATACAATCACAGGCACGATTCCTTTTAGCACAGGTACGGCTAATCTTTTACCTGCATTTAATATGCAGCTTAATTACTGGCAATTCCCACAGGGTTACAGTTTTATCCAATATGCAAAGACTGCAAACAATCAAAACTTTAGGCGTGTATTGCCTTACGGCACTATTTTAGGTGATGATACAAAGACAACTACATACGCTAATACCCCAGCAATTAACGCCGCTGCTTTAATGCTGGCCGAGAATATTTGGACATCTCGTTTTAGCACACAAAACGGCGGCACTAGCGTAGATGGATATAGCCCTAGCCCATTTAAGATGAGCAATACTTTAATGGCATCCGTACGCGGTTTGCTGGCACCTTACCTAAGCCCTAATGCGATGGTTGGCTAATGGCAGCCGCAATAACTACTTTACGTAGCACTATTGCTGCAGCCCTTGCTAACGCCGGCGTGTGGACGGTATTTAATTACCCGCCTGCGACAATGCAAAGTAGCAGCATAGTTGTAGCTCCGGCTGACCCATACATAAGCCCTAGCAATAACTCATATGCCAGCATTTCGCCTATGGCTAATTTTAAGATTATTATGACGGTGCCTATGTTTGATAATGCCTCAAACCTTATAGGTATTGAAGATACAATAGTGGCCGTATTTAATAAATTGGCATCTAGCGCTATTGTTTTTAACGTTACCGCTGTTAGCGCTCCAAGCGTTTTGAGCGTTGCTTCAGGTGACTATTTAACGGCAGATTTACAAATAAGCATACTAACGAGCTGGACATAGGAGAATAAAATGGCGTGGAGCGAAGAAGACTTAGCCTTTTTCAAGCGAACAGGGCAAGAAGTACCAAAACAAAATGAAGAGCCAAAACAAGATAAACCAACTAAAGAGAAAGTAGAGGAGTAGGCCGTGAGCGTATTTCTATCCAATGGCGTACAAGTTACGCTAAATAGCGTTGTGTTAACAACGAATACAACTAGCGCTACCATTAACCGTAGCTTTGATGAGCTTGAAGTAACAGCTATGGGCGATACTGCTCACAAGTTTGTTAAAGGTCTAGAGGCCAGCACTATTACTCTAGATTTCCTCAATGATGATTCTGCATCAGGTGCCGGCTCAGTCCGTACAGCTTTGCAATCTGCCTGGGGTACAACAGTACCTCTTACGCTAAAGCAAACAAGTGCTGTAGTTTCAAGTACCAATCCTTTGTACAGTACTACGGTTTTGGTAAACAACACTACCGACATTTCAGGCGATGTTTCAAGCATTGGCACCCAGTCAATTACATTTACTTGTAACTCACCAATCGTAATTACAACCGCACCATAACAATAAAGAAAAGGGGCTAACACAATGGCAAAACTCAAAATAACAAGGGCTGACGGTACGTTATCCGAACATCAGATAACGCCCAAAATCGAGTGGGCCTTTGAGTTGTACGCAAAAAAAGGCTTTCATAAAGCTTTTAGAGATGATGAAAAACAGAGCGATGTTTACTGGCTGGCCTGGGAATGTCTTAGGTCAGACGGTGTTGAAGTGCCTGTTTTTGGAGCTTTATTCTTGGACACCTTAGCTAAGGTTGAGGTGTTGGAGGATGACCCTTCGCAATAGTGGGTCGGGGTTCCTTTGGTTATTTGGTCGCACAACTAGCCGTTGAAACAGGAATCCCGCCCCAGTATTTACTAGACCTTGATGCACATATGTTCAAGAATATGCTAAAGGTTTTAACCGATAAAGCTAAGGAGCAACAAAATGCCAACAGAGGTAATAGGCGCTAAGCAATTAAGCAAAGCTCTAAAGGCATTTACACCTGATTTAGCAAAAGAAATGCGGAAAGAATTAGCAAACCTATTAAAGCCTATTGTAAAGGATGCTAGAGGTTTTATACCTAGTGATGCTCCTCTATCGGGTTGGGGTAAGACTTCAGAAAATGCACGTTTTCCTGAATGGGATAGTCGTGCAGCTAAAGCCGGTATTGGATATAAAACTTCACCCTCCAAACCTAATCGGCAAGGGTTTAGGGCGTTAGCTCGTATTGTAAACGTATCGGCTGCAGGCACAATTTATGAAACTGCAGGCCGAGTGCATCCAAACGGGCGTGAACAAAACCCTATAGTTAAAAATTACCGTTATGGCGGTACTCAACGTGGAAGCGATAAGCGCTTATCACAGAGCAGCAATCCAGGCGCCGGTAATATGTTTATTGAAGCTATAAACCAATACGGCGAAATTGTTGATGCAAGCAATCAAACAGGCGCCGGCAGACGTACGCGCAAAATGAGAGGCCGTGCAATATTTAGAGCTTGGAAAGAGGACGGCGGCAGGACTAATGGGGCAGTACTACAAGCTATAGATAATGCCAAACTAAGATTTTATAAAGAGATAATGAAGGGCCGATAATGGCAGTCGAACCTAATGTAGTTATAAATCTTGGTGCCGAGTTTGTAGGCAAAAAAGCTTTTAAGCAAGCTGATACCGCTCTTACTAAATTAACAGGCTCAGCTAAGAAATTAGCTGGAGCAGTAGGCGTTGCTTATGGGGTTAAAGCGATAGCTTCTTATGGAAAAGCTGCGATGAAAGCTGCAGCTGATGACCAAAAAGCCCAAAAGATATTAGCTAGTAACTTAAAAAACGTTGGTTTAGCTTATGCCTCAGTCGATGCTGAAAGTTTTATATCTTCAATGGAAAAACAAACGGCCATTTTGGATGACCAACTTAGGCCGGCTTATGGTCAATTAGCGACAGTTACCGGGTCAGCTACTAAAACCCAGGAGTTAATGCAGCTCGCTTTTGATGTCTCTAGCGGTAGTGGCCTGGATTACGCAAGTACTGTAGATATTTTGAGTAAGGCTTATGTAGGTAATACAGAAGGATTAAAACAACTTAACTTAGGCCTCACTAAAGCCGAGTTAAAATCTATGGATTTTGCTCAAATACAAACCAAGCTTAGACAAAACTTTGCAGGTGCAGGCGGCACAGCTTTAGATAGTTATGCAGGTTCAATGGCAAAACTTAGTGTAGCTACATCTAATGCTAGCGAGACTATTGGCACAGCTCTTTTAGATGCAATGATTAAAATTACAGGTAGCCAGGGCGTAGATGGACTTATCAGCAAAATAGATACTCTTGCTTCAGCTTTTGCATCCGTTGTAACTGAGGTAGGTAATGCAGTATCAGCCTTAACAGGCACAGCTGCACAAAAGGCTTTTAGTCCTGCCTATTACGTAAGTGGAGGAAAAGCAGGGGGTAAAACAGTAGCAGCTACTGGCGCCGGCAATATGGCTCTAAGCGTGTTAAGCCAGGATACTCAAAAGTCAGATTTAGCGGCTAGAAAAAAGGCCGAAAACGATGCAATAAAGCGTAATAAAGAATTAGCAAAATTAGCAAAAGAGCAAGCGGCAGCGGCACTAGCAACAACAAAAGCTAAAAAAGAGCAAGCAAAATTAGACAAGGCAATAGCGGCAGGTCAATTAGCCTTAGGCAAAGGTGCAGACGTTTTTGATATGGACAAAATCCAAATTAACGCCGCCCTAATTGGTCAAGCCGAGGCGTTAGGTAAAGCTACTACCGGCTCACAGATATTAGCTATAGCTAACGATGTACAGCGCTTAAAAGTCAAGCAAGATATAGCTGCTTTAGAAGATGCCATAGCCTCAAAGGATGAGGCGGCAATACTAAAGGCCACGGCCAAACTTAACGAGGACTTAAAGATATTAGGCGCTTTGCAAAAGCAAGATGCTAAGCTGCTAGACATAAACAGAGTTTTAGCTGGTATGAAATCTACCGATTTAATTAACCTGGCTAACCTACAAGCTGCGCTAGACCTATTAGCTAAGTTTAAGTTCCCTACGTTGACTATCCCAGGCGTTGTAATTCCAACACCTATTACACCAGGATTACCAGGGCCAGGCGTAGGTGGCCGCGGTGCAGATGCAGGCCGCGGTTCAACTTTTGGCCCTAGTCCTTTAGATGATTTTCTTGATGCAGTAGAAGCAGAAACCGAGCGCGGCGGGCGCAGAGGCGGCGGCATAGGTGATACCAATTATGTAGCGTTACCGCCAGGTTTTAACAGCGTTGATGAATATCTTAAAGAAAGCAGAGGCAATAGAGGCGCTAGCGATGCTGGCACAGTTATAGTTAATGTAAATGCAGGTGCCGTAGGTGATGAAAATATAATTGTAGATGCCGTCCAAAATGCTATGAATGAAATAGCACGGCGCGGTTACCTAACTACCTACGCAGGGGCTATAGCAGTATGACCGTGCCTACAGTAAACGCTGTTATTAACTTTAGTACTGGCCCTAGCTTTGCTCAGGCTATGATTTTAGATACTGGCATATTAGACACAAACGTATTAGCAGATAGCGCCAGCGTTATCGTGGACGTATCAAACGTAGTGGACAGCATCCAAACTATTAGAGGCCGTAACGCTCAGGCTGACCAATTCCAAACTGGCACCTTATCGCTGCGTATAGTTGACCAAAACGGCGATTTTAACCCACAAAACCCAAGCGGGCCGTATTACAACTTATTAACGCCTATGCGTAAGGTGCAGATTACGGCTACATACGGGGCAATTACTTACCCTATCTTTTCAGGC